TTAACAAAAGCGTTATTTTATAGAAAAAGAGCAGCTAGCAAAAGCTAACTGCTCGGTCTGTTAAACGTAGAAAATTTAGCATTTACATTTTAATAGCGGGATGAATGATTACTATTTTTTATTAAATTGGATCAGAGGGATATCTTACAGCAGAAAAACCGCGATTTCTGACTTGAGCTGATGTAATAGTTTCGCTAAGATCCCCTATATTCGCAATAATACGATAAGGAACTGGATCTGCTGGTAATACCGGGTCTGTTGGGTGATCTACCCATGTAAATGTGGAGTTAAAGGGATATAGCATATCTATATTACTTCCAACCTCATATTTTCCAGATACAAGTGTATCTGTCAATAATACATCATTACGAAATAATTGATACGTAATAGCATCCACGCTAAAGGATGTACTTTCATCTGCTCCTATTTGAACAAGAAGTTCTGTACCGATTGTCGCATTTAATAGGACTTTGTCACCTGCTTTTTCTATTGGGACAAAGACCTCCATAATTAGAACGTTATTTGTATTTGGTGGAAGATCTATAGAATCGGGTTCTGGTACAAGGGGAGTGAAAAATAGGGTAGGTCCGGTAGGTCCAGTAGGTCCAGTAAGTCCAGTAAGTCCAGTAGGTCCGGTAGGTCCAGTAGGTCCAGTAAGTCCAGTAGGCCCAGTATTGCCGGTAGCTCCAGTAGCACCTGTTGCTCCAGCGGGACCAGTAGGAAAGTGAAAAGGTTGCATAGGTGGGAGTGTAGGTCCGATTGAACCAGGATTTAGTGCAGCGGAGGATAATAACTTGTCCAATATAATTCACCTCTTAAAGTTCGTATTACTAATAGTAAATGCAATGATAAAGCAAAGTGAAATGGACAAGCGATTGTATATGTGAAATTTAATAAAATAGTTATCTTGTAATCAAAAATAAAATAACCCGCTAGTTATAACGGGTTATTTACACAAGGTATGCAAGGAATTCGAGGTGACTGGACGAGAGTACTCTATGGAATTCCTTGCAATAATAATGTATTCAAAGGAATCAATAAGGTTAATGGAAATTAAACAAAATCCTTATTTGAAGAGAAAGGGATAGGGTTCACGACCCCATCTCTTCCAACAAAAATAAGTGCAGTTTTGCTTCTTCGCAATTTGGATTAATACAGTAATGAATAAACGAATGTTCATCGTGTTGTATGAGAGGTTGATCACAAGATACACATGTATATGGTGAGAGCATTTTATATACCTCCTTACAGATTATGGGTTAATTTTAACACAGTTTTAGTTGGTTAAGGTGTAAGACAAAATCGTTATTTCATAGCAAATACAAAAGAGCACACAAATAAGTGTGCTCTAGATAAGAAAGGTAAGAATCGTATGAGTGGAGAGTCTCCATACAACAACATATGCTTGTCCGGTTTAAATGTGAGAAGTTTTTAATAAAAACGCTATTTTAGTAAGGAACAAGTTTAAAAGGCCCTAGTTGACACAGGACCTTTTAAAAGGGAACAACATTTGACATGTTAAAAACTGTGACTGAAAGTTACTTTTATATTACCATTATTGAGATTTTAATTCCAATAATGGTTGTTGAGAAATAAAAATCTTATTTGGCACAACAAAGCAGTCAGCGTAATTAGCTAACTACTTGTTGTATAAAGGAAAATTAGGCCCTACAAGTTAAGATGTGTAACTTAGAGTTACAGTTATAGTGTTAGCAGGACTGGAAATGTTATACGGGGATTAATGCAATAAAAATTTCATTTTGTAGAAATAAGTAAATTAAAAAAGAGCACCATGCATAAGTGCTCTTTAAGATAGGAGGTAACACTTTGAGCTGGGTCTAGGTTAGAAGTATATGGTGTGAAAAAAGAAATAAGACCTGAATTTTATTATTAACTCAATATAAAAGAGCAGTTAGCAAAAGCTAACTGCTTGGCCCAAGGTAATAGACGTAGAGTGGGTATTAGTAAAATCGGAAGTCGGCTATTCACCAGCCTGTTTACAGTGTAACCAAGATTTTTAAATGTATTCCCTCTTTAAAGACCTTATTCAAACGGTGTTCTTTAAAGAGGGAGTGGAGCAATGAAAAAGAATACTTTTCCTTTAATATGAGATGAATTTTTAATTCTCAATAATATATGAGCATTAAGACAAAAATGTGTAATTAAAAGAGCAGCTAGCAAAGGCTAACTGCTCATCCAAGGAAAACAGAGAAAAGATTACCATGTATCTACAGTATTGGCGAAATATTGAGTTTTATTCAGGGTTGGTTCCAAAAAAATGACATGCCACCAAAATATAAAATTATTAAAAGGACAATTACTATGAAAGCAATTAAAGAGATTTTCTTCCAGGGGTTTTTCATTAGTAGACCTCCTTTATGAAGAATATTAACACTTTACCGGAATCTGAACAAAATAATCCTTTTTGTTTATAGAAAAACAGGCTATCACGTTCCGTTAATTGGGAAACTTTTCTAATGTATTCTTAAGAGAAGATGGGAATAGAAAGACTATCTTCAAGAGGAGAGTGATTAAGTTATGTTAGGAAAGTGGTTGGATAAATTAAAAGAACCTAAATGTATACATAGATATAAACTTATTAAAAGTCAAGACAGTGAAGATTTTAAAACCGGTAAGGTGGGGATAGTTAGTTATTATAAATGTGAAAAGTGCGGGAGAGAGAAGGAAATCAGCAAATATACTAATGATGTTAATAATGACTATTGGGATATTTAAAATAACATTCGAATATAGTCCGGCTAGAAAACTAGAGGACACCAATTCATTAAAGCGGCAATTAAAGCTGTTTTAGGAATAGGTGTCCTTTTTATTTTGAAAAGGGAGATGGGGAAATGAAGGTGTTAAGAGATCAATTACGTGAATGGAAAAAGCAATCAAAACAAGCTAAGAAGAAAAATAAGAAAAAACGAAAAGAGAAATTAAGCACTCGTGATATTGAGGACTTAATGGGGATGCATAGACCTTGTTACGAGCGTAGGCGTGGAGCATTAAGACAAAAGTAATAAAAAAATAAAAAGGAGTGGTCTTACATGACTATACAATTATCTTTCTTACCAAAAATCGATAGAGCAGCAACGCAGAAAAAATTAGAAGGTGTTCTCGAAAATGTACGTTTATATAGACAGTTTGGAATGATGCGTGAAGAAATGAAAGTCACTCCTTCTTATGAAATTAGATATCACGGACCTACAAATGATGTAGGAAAGCCATTAGAAGATGTAGCGATGGCTAATATACAACAAAGTAAACGAGAAGAGTGGATCAAGAAAACGTCATTTCGTATCGATCAATTCCTAAATCGTTTGGGCAATGGGCGTGCAGGAGAAGATCAAAGAAATATTATCATTAAGCGTTATTTAGAAGATGAAGATGTATGTGATTATATGGTTTATAACGAAATTGGTATGAGTGAGCGTACGTATCGACGTGTTAAGGCTAGAGTGTTTTATAAACTTGCTTTTGCTCTTAGATTAGAAGTTTACGAGACAGAAGAAACTGGAGGGATTGAATAATGAATTTTGTTCAGCCAATACGTGATCCAGAGCAAATACAACAAATTAAAGAGTATTTAAAAGAAAAGAGTGAGCGTAATTATATCTTGTTTGTAATGGGGATTAATACAGGTCTACGAATTAGTGATATTTTAAAACTGAAGGTTGGAGATTTAAAGAGAAGCCATATCTCAATGCGCGAAATGAAGACAGGTAAGCAGAAACGAATTCAGATTACTGCAGCATTAAGAAGAGAGTTGAAATGGTACATTGAAGAGATGGAAGATCATGAATATCTAATCAAGAGCAGACAAGGAAAGAATCGACCAATAGGAAGAAGTATGGCATATAAAATACTTAGTACCACAGCAGCAGAGTTCGGTTTAGATGAGATTGGAACACATACACTACGTAAGACTTTTGGATATCATATGTACATGCAAACAAAGAATATCGCATTACTTATGGAGATATTTAATCATTCGAGTCAACGAGTAACATTACGATATATAGGAGTAAATCAAGATGCAATGGACAAAGCAATGACTAGGTTTAAAATCTAATCATTGCTTTTTTTCTTTTTAATTCTATACAATTACTCATTTTTATTGTGTTGTGTAACTCAAAAAAGAAAGTGTTATGAAGCTATGAATATCAAGGGCTGTAGCGTTTGGCTTAGTTACACAAAATAGAACATATGGATAACTAAGAAAGGTATTCACATGATAAAATTAATATATTAAACGCCATGTTGTATTAATTTATTTTTTGAGGAGAGTGATTATTAAAATGAGCTTGTTGGAACAAATATTGGGTAACTTAACTAGCTGGTCAATGTGGGGTTTTATTGGAACGATTATTGCACTGATATTTAATTTGAGAAATGCTAATTTATTGAAAAAGAAGGATTTAAGGGCATTTGTTGTGGTTGAAAGTGCATCAGCTAAACCTTATGCAGACGATACAATATTAAAAGAAGGCGGGAGATTAATTCTTACAGAAGAATATAAAAAGGCACTTGCTAAATATAGGTCGAGCGGGTCTGATGAAAAAGCAGTGCAATGTACTTTTATAAAAATAAAAAATATAAGTTCTAATCATTGTTTTGATATGCAAATAAAAGTGATTTTAAAAGATAGGACTGGTGAACATACACTTAATACAGTAGATGTTTATGTATTAGAAGGTAAGGATGAATTATATATTCCATCATTTTCTTTTAATACTGAGGTTTATGAAATAAAAAGAGTTGAAGTAGAGTATAAAACAATAGCAAATGAAAAAATGAAGTATATAAATCAAACAATGAAAAATAGTAAAGGTGAGGATATTGTGAAACATAGTATGTATGTTAGAACATGGCTGCGAGATCAGGAGGTAGTTATGACCAATAGCTCAAGTTTGAGATGGGAAGTTATAAAATAAGTGGCAGAGTCGTGACCGCTTTTTGGCAGGAAATATGCCGGTTGTTTTGGAGTCAGCGTGATATATTTGTATTGTGAGAAGTGGCGGAAAACACAACTCGCTATGTTGTTTCTAAATTTCTAAACGGTTCATAATGACGGCACATAAAATCCGAAACCAGCAGATGGTACTGATTGAATGATACCGTTATTAGGGAGAGCTTTTGCTCTTCTTCCAGTCACTCAATATTGTTGAAGTAGATAGATGTAAACAATAACATTAGGTAGTTGGAAGAAGAATAAAACTTCATTTACCGGATGTATAGTAATAACATAAGATATTGACGAAAGGGCAACTGATGCAGGGTTGCTCTTCAATATGTCGATATATGAAGAGATATGACGAATGATTAATAAGATATTCACTCTCTTTTTGTCGGATAATGGAGATAGAAGGAGATGATAATTTTGGACAAATTAAACACTGTGGTTGAAGATTTATTAAAAGAAATTGATACAGATTTACAAGGTGTAAAAGAGTATATAAGAACGGTAGAAGGACTTTTAGAAAAACAAGAAAATAAAGTCAGAGAAACTGCAACGACACTTTTACCTGTAATGCGTAAGATACAATCTAATAATTTTAATTTTAAGACACAAGATGAGCGTTGGTTATCAAGAACAGGTCCGATTTTGAAGTATGATGATAGTGAAAATTCGCTATATATTTTCTCTATAAAGGAAGAGGGACCAATTATCGTGAATATGGATACAAAAAAAGAAGCAATAATTAGTTATGATAAATTAATTAAGGAAGTTGGATTTAATACAGTTATGGAAAGTCTTCTTTCAGTAGTTTCATATACCGAGAGATTGCAAAAAAAATATCAAGGTATAATTGATAAGCTTGAAACAGAGTTAGTTAAATATTGAAATGTATAATAAGTTGAAAGCATCCATTCGGGTGCTTTTTATTTTGGGATTACAAAGGTGGTGTAAGTAATGGATGCCATGTTAGAGAAAGTCAAATTGAAAAAGAAACTTGAATACCTATCAACCATTGCTAAAGAAAACCATGAATTAAAGGAATCAGTTAAAGCATTATCACAAACTGTGAAAGACTTAACAGCTAAAGTTGATTTGTTAAGTAAACAGGTAAGTGCAAGTTATAGTGCAGATAATATCTTAGGTACTCTTGAGGATGCACTTACAAGAATAAGAGAATATGAATTAATGGAGGATGAATGAAATGGCTAATAACAAATTAAAAATTAATATCGATGCTGATACATCTGAAGCATTAAAACAAATGAAGGAAGTAACTGAAGCTGCTAATGAATGTGTGGCTGTATTGGAGAAGTTAGAGAGGTTAACTAATAAGTTTTCTGGTTTAGCGAACGGAGGACTCGTTTCTGGTATTGCAATTAAAAATCATACTATTCGATAGCAATATAGTGGGCGCTGCCGTGATTAGGTGGGCGTCTTGTTTGTTGTTAAAGAAAGATAAGGAGTGAGGATAGATGGACAGCGTTTTAAACGGTAAGATTGCTGCACTGGGTCTTAAACCTATTGATAAGAAGGCATATATCAAATACCTTAAACCTCTTGAGAAAGCACACAAAAAAGCCGGAATAGATGTTAAGTATTATAAGCTGTATGGCGAGAAACCTATGTTTTATTCTGTGGAATACCTGGAACAAACATCAATAAAAGAATTACTAGAAAAAGATAAATGGAGAAAGAATCTGAGTGCAAGGAGTGGGGATATATGATAGGAGTATTAGCCTATCTTATTGTCGGGCTACTGTACACAACAATCAAGTTATATCCATCGATACGTGAGGTTGCACAAAAGAATATAGATGATGCTGTATGGTTGATAGCGACAATTATTATATCGATTGTTGTTATCTTCTTTTTAATTCCATTCTGGCTTATCATGTTAGCTTTTGATGTGGCTAAGTTCTTTTATAAGTGGAGAGGTAAGCTTCATGAATGAATACAAAACCAAACAACAGAAGCGTAAGTTCTATGATAGTGGTGAGTGGAAGAGTACACGCGAACAAGTAAAGAAGCGAGATAACTATGAGTGCCAGGAATGTAAACGTAAAGGCCGAGTACAAACAGACACCAATGAGTATAGTGAAAGTGCAAAGCGAAAGAAGATACAACTCGTTGTCCATCATATAAAAGAGCTAGAACATCATCCAGAGCTTGCACTTAATATAGATAACCTCGAAACAGTTTGTGTAAATTGCCATAACAAAGAACATGGAAGAATGTACGAAAAGAAACAAAATAAATGGGAACATGATGAGAAATGGTGAAAACAAAACAAAAATAACACCCCCCCTTAAAATATTTCAGCAAAAATTGCACTAAGGGGCACCGGAGGAGGGGGGTCGATTTTTCAAATTTATAAGCAAATTGGCGCGTTATATCAAATTGGAAAACGATGTAAATCAGAAGGGAGGGATATTGTGGCTAGAGTGAAGCGTGAAACAATGAGAAAAAGGATTGAAAAGGATCTAACAAATCAATTGAAAGAAAAAAGGATTGTAGGTAATCATTATACTGACTTAATTCAAGACTATTTATCGTTGTGGGATTTAAAGTGTATTCTTGTTGATGATATTGAAGACACAGGAATAAAAGTGTCTGGCATGCATGGTCCGAAATCCAATCCTTCTATTAATGATTTACATAAAACTAACGATCGAATGATAAAGATTTTAGATGCACTTGGATTAGAAGCATCGGCAGAAGAAAAGAAAGTCCCTTCAAAACCTGTGCGCTCTGCTAGAGATTTAACATGATTCAAAATAAATATGTAACTGAATATATTGAAATGTATCGAGTGGGGAAAATTAAGCTAAATAAAGAGCGCATAATGCTAATTGATTACCTTGAGAAATACATTTTAATACGTGATGATCTGTATTTCGATAATGAAATGCATGATGACTATATAAAGTTTACAGAGAAATGGTATTTTGAATTACAACCATTTCAGAAGTTTTTAACCGCATTTGTTTTTCTTTTTTATAAAGAAGATGATTCTGTTTTTTACGAGCAATTCTTAATTATGATGGCTCGTGGTGGCGGTAAAAATGGTTTGATTTCATCTTTATGCCATTTCTTCATTAGTCCGCTACACGGAATAGATCGATACAATGTTTCAATTGTGGCTAACAATGAGAAGCAAGCTAAAGTTTC